CGTTGCCCAAGTGACTTTTTTCTGCCCTGACCCAAACATCTATAACGGCAATACTCAGACAGCGGTATTCACTTATAGTGCTGACCAGGGTCGTGCTTATGACCGCACCTATGATTTAGATTACGGCGGCGGCACTTCGTATAAAACAACCACAGTCAATAACTCAGGCTGGGCTACAACCTACCCAACTATTGACTTAAAGGGTCCAATTATTAACCCTGAATTGGGTAATCTGACTCAAAATAAACAATTAAACTTTACTACTACGCTCATAAGCACCGACCACTTAATTGTGGATTTGTATAACAAACTCGTCACGCTCAATGGACAACCAGCGCGTAATCTATTGACTTCGGGCGAATGGTTTGACGCACAACCTGGCAATAACACTTTTACTGTTGATGGCACGGGAACTGCCGCTGGCGATACGAGTGTTACAATTACTTGGAACTCGGCTTACATCTAGGAGAATCATGGCACTACGCACCCCGCCTTCTTGGCTTCAGAACGCACTCCACCCTGCCGAGAATGACCGACTCACAATGCAAGCCATTTGGGCGACCACAGGAATTATCGGCACATCATCATTAGCCGTATCCGCAAGTAGTCCAGCCGCCATGACTGTTGAAGTGGCTCAGGGTTGGGGAGTAATCGTTGGTAACTACCAAGCCAACATGGGTGTCTATAATTTTTACAATGACGCGACAGTAGTCTTACCTATTGGTATTGCTGACCCAACTAATCCTCGCATTGACAAAATTGTGGTCACAATTAACGACTCTTATTACACAGGCGTATTAGACAATGTGACTTTCCAAGTAGTCGCGGGAACTCCATCAGGTTCGCCAGTAGCCCCAGCGACACCGACTAATTCAATTTCTATTGCGACTGTAACAGTAGGCGCGGCAGTCACACAGATTAACTCAGGCAACATTACGGATACCCGCGTAACCGCTACTACACAGTTACCTATTGGTGACATTACAGAAGTCCAAGGCGGAACAGGCATAACAGTCACAAACGGCACGGGTCCAATACCTTCTGTTGCCATTAACTCTAGCGTTGTGACCCTTACAGGCTCACAGGCTCTAAGCAATAAAACCTATTCAGGAACCACCTATACAGGCACTACTTTTAGCGGTACTGAATTTGTCCAAACGGGTACGAATGGTGTAGGCTCTATACCTGATTACCTCACACTACTAATGATGGGAGCGTTGTAAATTATGGCAACGACAACAAAAGCACTATTCCGCGGAGCGGCTACTACAACTGTAGGAACTACTCTTTACACAGTTCCAGCCTCAACAACAACAGTAGTTTCTAATATTGTTGTTACTAACACATCAAGTTCATCGCGCACATTCACATTAGGATTAGCAGGAACTTCTTTCGCTACTACTACAACAATAGCGGCGAACAGTATTGCGACTTTTGATATTAAACAAGTTCTTACCGCAACCCAAGTAATTACTGGCGGCGCAAGCGCAACAGATGTTAATTTTCATATTTCAGGCGTAGAGATTTCCTAAAGGAGTAGATAATGGGTAGCACAGTATTTCCTGCCGCTGGCGGTGGGATAACAGGAAAACAGTCACAAACTATTACATCAACACAAACTTTTACTGCTCCAACTGCTTCAACTTACAATGGTTGGGTTGAGGTAATTTTAGCGGCTGGCGGTGGCGGCGGTGGCGGAACTCCTAATAATAGTTATCAGTGCGCTGGTGCTGGTAGCGGTGGCGGAGTTGTTCGCAGAATTGTTCAATTATCGGCTGGTTCTTCTCTCACAGTAACTATTGGTGCTGGCGGAAGTGGCGGTTCGGGTGGTTCAGGACCAGGTTCAAGTGGTTCTGATTCAACTTTTGGCGGTTTGATTACTGCTATTGGAGGATTAGGCGGAGTGGCAGCGCAAGCAGGTGGTACACCTACTATGGCGGCTTCAGGTGAAGGTTCAGGTGCTGGTTCAGGACCAGGACAACATGATACTGCTGGCGCAGCAAACGCTGTTTATGTACCGGGCGCCCCAGGCGCGTATGGTCTTGGTGGCGGCGGTGGTGGTGCTACAGGCACAAACATAGGAAATTATTTTACAAGAGGGTCTAACGGCGGCGGTAGTGGCGGCAATTACGGCGGTGGTGTAGCGCCACAAGCAGGCAGAGCAAATACAGGCGGCGGTGCTGGTGGTACAGGTGCAGATAATTCTACTCGTACTGGACCAGCAGGCGGTTCAGGTGTTTGTATTATTGAATGGTATCAATAGGAGAAAACAATGGCACATTTCGCAGAATTAGATAAAAACAATAAAGTCTTACGCATTATCGTTATTGCGGACTCAGATACCGCAGACGATAAAGGCGTAGAAAAAGAAGAAATAGGAATTGCGTTTTGTAAATCACTTTTTGGTGAAGATACAAAATGGGTTCAAACTTCTTACAACGGAAAAATACGCAAGATTTTTGCTCATAAAGACGGCTCTTATGACCCTATTGAAGATGCTTTTATCCCTTGTGCCGTTGATGAATGGCATGTATTTGATAAAACAACTTGGATGTGGAAAACACCCGTACCTGAACCTACTACTGAGGGAGTTCACACTTGGAACTCGCTAAAAGGTGAGTGGGAAACAAAGTCTGTTGAATAAGTGAGGCGGTATGACTACAACATACCGCTATCTCTTTGCTGACCTGCTCACAAACGAGATAATCGCTGAATTGCCTTTAACTGGCGTATCTTTTACGCAACAGTTAAATCAGGCTGGCACATTTCAAGCGCGCATACTCCTGTCGGGTATTAACTCATTTGGCTTTAATGTTGCTGACGGCACAGAGCCAGGGCGCGTTGCTCTGTATGTAGATAGAAACGGAACCCTTATTTGGGGCGGCGTTGTATGGGGCAGAACCTATAACTCAGCGAGCCAGGAATTCACATTTACCGCTAGAGAGTTTGAGTCTTATTTTGAGCGCCGCCGTATCTCAACCACTACGGCATTTACAAACACAGACCAATTAGTTATAGCCCGCACCCTTATAGATAACGCACAGGCAATAGCGAGCGGCGACATTGGCGTTATTACAGGCTCAGAAACCTCAGGCGTTCTTGTGGACCGCGTTTATTATGACTACGAACTAAAAACTGTGTATGGCGCTATCCAGGATTTATCACGCGCAGATGATGGGTTTGATTTTACTATTGATGTTGCATACGACATAAATGGCGTACCGACTAAAACCCTTATCTTAGGTTATCCCCGCACAGGTACAGTCTATTCACCTAGTAATCCTGCTATTCCTGTCTTTGAGTTCCCCGCTGGCAATGTTGTGGAGTATGAATACCCTGAAGACGGCTCTATTGTTGCGAATACTTTGTATGTCCTGGGGGCTGGTTCTAACGAAGGTCGTCTAAGCGCAACCGCGCAAGACACATCTAAATTAACCGCGGGCTGGGCGCTTCTTGAAGACCAAGCAAATTACTCAGATACAACTGACCAAACACTCCTAAACGAATTAGCACTTGGACAAGTCTTGGCTCTTTCTGAGCCGCCGCCAATTATTAAACTGGTTGTTCCAGCATTTGCCGAACCACAATTTGGCACATACAACATTGGTGATGACGCACGACTTCGTATTACTGACCCACGCTTCCCGACTGGTCTTGACCAGGTTTATCGCATTGTTGGTCTAAATGTCCAACCAGGCGAAGATGGTCCTGAACGGGTTACTATTACCCTAACAATTACTACGAATTGAGGCGTTATGGCATACATTAACCAGCCGCCTGATTTACGGATTATCTTTTCCGACCTAGAATCCCGCCTTCGTAAATTAGAAACCGCCCAGCGCTTTACCGCGCCTAATGTCAATTTTGCTACGGATATGCCTACTAACCCCAGGACAGGGGATATTTTCTTTGACACATCTATTTCTCGGCTTGTGTATTGGAATGGCACAGCCTGGAAAAAAATAACCGAATCAAATTATCCATAAGGTTATACTTCTCGCTATGTCTGTAAATGAATGGGTTGGTCTAAGTGTTGGGATTACTACACTTATGGGAGCGGCGGCTATGGGTGTCCGCCATCTAGTCAAGTATTACCTTGCCGAACTCAAACCAAACGGCGGGTCTAGTATCAAAGACAAAGTCAAAGATATTGATGATAAGGTCACTAAGTTAGAGAATCGTGTAGATGAAATTTACCGACTATTAGTGGAGAGAAAATGATTATTGAGATAGCCAAGCAAGAAATTGGTTATGTAGAGGGCGCAAACAACAATACAAAATACGGCAAGTGGTACGGGTTAAACAACAACCCGTGGTGTGCTATGTTCGTATCCTGGGTCTATAACGAGGCTGGGCTGGTCAAACACATCGCGGCAAGCGGTAAGAAAGGCTTTGCCTCATGTGCCGCTGGATTAACCTGGTTCACTAAGAAGAATAAACTTGTACCCATTGGGCAAGCCAAGGCTGGCGACATAGCGTTCTTTCAGTTTGATGATGACGCTGAACCTGACCATGTGGGCATTGTGATTAGAAATAACCCACGCACAAAGGTATTGGTCTGTATTGAGGGCAATACATCAAGCGGTAAGGTAGGCTCACAGGCTAATGGGGATGGAGTTTATAGAAGAAAACGCCCATACAAGTATGTATTGGCAGTCGCCCGCCCCGTAAAGGAGAAAAATGAAGCCACAACACATACAAGCGCTTAAATCAGGACTACGCCACTTTGCGCTAACCGCGCTCGCACTTTATCTTGGTGGAGTAACTGACCTAAAGGCTCTTGCGCTCGCAACTGCCGCGGCTATCGCTGGTCCAGCAATTCGCGGAATAGACAAGAATGACCCTGCTTTTGGACGAGTATCTGACTGGGTTGTTGTTGAACTAGATAAACTCGCAAAAAAGGACGCAAAGAAGAAGAAGTAATCCCGCCTCCATGGGAACTCCTGAGCATGAGTCTAAACTGCTCATTTATAGTTATGTTACGCTATGACAGGAGGTGGGTATGAGTTTAGAAAAAACGCTTTCAGAATTGGCTTCTAAACAAAAAGGGTTTAGTCCATATTGTTCGTATCAAATGACCCTGAATAACTTAAACGAGAAAGACCGCAAAGCATTAGAAGAAGCATGGGCAAAAGGATTTTCGGCGAACATAATTGTAAAAGCCTTGCGGGCAGAAGGACACAAAGCAACAGCCGAATCCATCAGAGCGCACCGCAGGGGTGTTTGTAAATGTCCGAAGAATTAAAAGACATTCTAAAAAACCGACAAAACACTCACGGCAACGCTGAGAATAACTTTGAAAAAATAGGCAAGATGTGGGCAATTATGTTGAACCTGGACACGCCTATACCAGCATGGAAAGTAGCCTTAATGATGGACTCATTTAAGACTATTAGATGTTTAGCAAACCCTAATCACAGAGATAACTGGTTAGATAAACAAGGCTATACAGAACACGGAATGAAAGCGTGGTTCAATGAGCCTGGAAGATAATCTAAAGAATCTGCCTGAGGGTATTGAGTCGTCAGATGTAAAGGAATTGCGCAACGCACTTTTTCGCTTACAGAAACAACTCATTAAAGCCAAGACCCGTAATGAAGATTTAGTAGAGGCAACTCATCAAGCCGCCTATGACGCGATGTTGTCTTACGGACCAATTAAACCAGCGGATGTTCCTGAGGTAACAAAAGGTAACAAAAAGAAACCTGAGGTCGCACTTTGGCACATGACGGACTGGCAAGGGGCTAAGAAGACTACAACCTATAACAGCGAAGTAATGCGCAAGCGTGTTTTAGAGTTTGCGGCAAAGGCAGTACGAATCACAGAAATACAGAGGGCTGACCACCCAGTAAAGAATTGCGTGATTATGTTTGGCGGCGACATGGTTGAGGGTCTATTTAACTTCCCAACCCAAGCGTTTGAGATAGACGCGACTATCTTTGAGCAGTATGTGACTGTATCCCGCCTTATGGTGGATGTAGTGCGCTATGCCCTCTCTAACTATGAACGAGTCACAGTAGTGGCTGAGTGGGGCAACCACGGGCGTATAGGTAGCAAGCGTGACGCTGTTCCGCGCTCAGATAACTTTGACCGCATGTGCTACGAACTGGCGCGCCAATTACTCTCAGGAGAAAAGCGTTTGACCTGGCACGAAAGCCCTGAGGATATTCAGCGCGTTGAGATAGGAAACTACCGAGCGCTACTAATTCATGGTGACGAAGTTGGTCGCAACGGCTTCGCTAGTCCTGGCGCAATAGTCCAACACATCAACCGCTGGCGTTCAGGCTCTTACCCTTGGGAGTTTCGTGATGTTTATATTGGTCACTATCACACGCACAACGAATGGGCGATGGCTAACGGATTAGGTAGCGTGTATCAAACTGGTAGCACCGAGAGCGATAACAGATATGCGGGAGTAATGCTGGCGGCGAGCGCAACTCCTTCACAGCGACTACATTTTGTGGACCCCGATAAAGGAAGGGTCACAGCCGCATACAAAGTATGGCTTGACTAATGTGCCGCCACATCTACAAGAATGTTGGCGAACCTATCTGCCCGTATTGCGGTAGAGATACGCATGAAACGGATTGGCAGTTTCAAGCCGAACTACATCGTGACTGGATAGCGAGCGGTAAAGCCACATCACAGGGTTGGTGGAGTATCTAGGAATATTCGTATATTGGTATAGACCCATACGAATCATAAGAATATACGCGTAGATTTTTTGATACCAATGGCATTTTGATTAGTATTTAACATTCGTATATTGGTATAGAGCATACGAATAGTGTGGGCAACGCCACAAAAATAGTTACAAAAACTTTGTAAAAGTTCTTGACACGCGTAGGCGTATGCCGTAGGTTTGGACTATCAGGGCAGAAGCCCCCAAACGGAAGGCAAAGATGTATAAGATACTAAAGCAACACACTAAGGCTAATGGCGAGGTCAAGTATTACGCCAGTTATCAAACCGCATGGAACGCCGCAAGCCGTCTAAACGAAACAGATTCAGATAACGGCATTTGGATTTTTGAGCAAGACATGACAGGTTGGTTTGTGTTCCAGGTTCCATACGGAAGCGAGAACAACTAATGTATCTCATCAACGGCAAAAAGTATTCAAACTTAGACAACATTGAATGCGAGTGCGGTAAGCGCTCACAATGGGTCATCTACCCCTTAGAGAATCGTGACCTCATCGCGTTGTATTGCGACTTCTGTGGACACCGCGAGAAACCACAAATCTTAAAGCGTTACATTCCAAACCCTAATGCCCCTTGGAGGACTATCTAATGATGCGCTGGAAGAAATGCCACGACTGCGGAGAGAAAGTTTTAGCCGATACCCAAGACCCACGCCCTATCTGTGAGCCATGTTTAGACGCGTTCGCCGCTCGCGGATTTCGTAGCGACCCATTTTGGCGACACAACGATATGGCGTTTCAGCGTTCCGTTGATATGGAAATGGGTGACTTATGAAATGCCCTTGCGGTGGTGATTACCACATTAACAGCGGGTTTAGATTCTCTAGTTCTTACCGCCGACTAATTGCGACCCACGACTACGACCTAGTATGTGGAACTTGCGGTCAGTCCTCATCCTCAAACTCGTCTTCAATTTCGTCATAGTCAAAGGAGCGGATATCCACTTTGGATTCCTGGGCTAACTTTAATACTGACTCAAAAAGTTCTTTGGCACGATTAGAAATGTCCGTTATTTGGTCGGGATACGAGGCTTCGTGAACGACTTCAACATACAACTTATGAAGGCTTATAGTGACCGAAGCCTTCGGAGTATTCACAACGGGATTCATAGAACCATTTTCTCACTTTCTTCCGCGCCACGCCGAGCGAGGTGCTGGACAAAATGTAATTCTTCCCCGAACATTACACCCAAAGGGCGCAAGCCCCCCAAACGAAAGGCAATAGCATGGCAAAGTTCAACCTAGATGATTACGAAACAGTCGAAGTCAGGCTGGCTCGTTTTTGGAAAAAGCACCCCGAAGGGCGTGTTCTCACAGAACTGGTCTTTCATGATGAGCGCCGCTTCATCGTGAAGGCAGAAGTCTTCTTTGACCGCACAGACCTTCAACCAGTCGCGACTGGGTATGCCGAAGAAATCGTAGGCGCAAGCCCCGTCAACCGCACCTCAGCCCTAGAAAATGGAGAAACCTCCGCGATAGGTCGCGCATTAGCGAATTGCGGTTTTGCCTCAGAGGGCAAGCGCCCAAGCCGTCAAGAGATGGAAAAGGTGGAGCGGTATCAGAGTGAGCCGCGGAAACCAGCCGCCCCAGCACCAGTCGCTAAGGCTCCCGAATTCACGCCTGAGCAATTAGCAACGGCAAGCCAAGTCATTGACTCAATTAAGGATATTACCGAGGTTGATGTTCTTCGTGCGATTTGGACAGAACATAACGAATTGTTAGAAGCCAAGGTCAATAAGACCACTCTTAAAGACCGCATTAACACCCGCGTCAAAGAATTGACGGCAAGTGCGTAACCCAATAGACCGCAACATTGCCGTTGTATCGGCTAACGCACAACGCACATCACGCCAAGCCGCTGAACAAGTCTTACCCAGGACAGGCACATTACGCCGTCAAGTGTATGAATACTTTGTAAGGCGTGGGCTAAATGGCGCGACAGATGAGGAAGCACAGGCGAACCTCAACATAGACGGCAACACTATGCGACCCACAAGAGGCTCGCTGGTCAAAGACGGCTATCTAATAGACACAGGTGTAACCCGTAAAAACGCCAAAGGTCACGACTGTATCGTGTGGCGTATCGCAGGAAGCGACATGTTGTTATGACTCTTGCTGACCTTATGGAATACATCTTAAAAGTTGCTCCGAACGCCGAAGTATCTGAAGACACAGATGGCGAAATTCGGATTCACACTCGTCTAAAAATCATCAGTAGTGACGAACATCTAGCACCAATAGGAGAGCGACATGAGTAAAAACAAACGCTTTGAGCCGCCCGCTGGTTTTGTGGTTGGCGTTCATCTGAACATTATGGGAATCAAAGCAATATCCCAATATTTAACCGAGAGTCCAATAGAACTGGCGCTCGCTATGGAGAAGGCTGGGTTTGCGGTAGTTCCCGACATTATGGATTTATCCGCTGACGCGGCAAAGGTAATGAAAATCCAGGAGGCTAAGAATGAGTAATGTCGTTCTAACTCCACAGATGGTTGAGAGCCGTCTAAAAGATTTATCCCGCGAAATAGATGACTCGCATTCAGAACTCGTTGAGGCTGAGAGCCATTACTTATCTATCAAAGCGCAATACGAAATTGCTTTGGCAAAGTCACGCCTTAGCAGGGCTGGTCGTTCTGCCCCTAATGGCAAGAACTACACAGTCGGCGAGCGCGAGGATATTGCGATAGTTGAAAACGAGGAATTACATCTGCGCATGGCTTCGGCTGAAGCCTTAGTGCGTGGTGCTAGAGCCAACGCTCAAAGAATTAGAACCCAAGTAGATATCGCTCGTTCTATTGGAACAAGCGTTCGGACAAGTTTGGATGTGTTATGAAGCGAATACTGATATTAGTAGCCATACTAATTGCTATACCAATGCCCGCACAGGCAGAAGAACCTGGCGCATGGGTAATTGTTGATTCATCAGGCAACGCAGTAAGCCAAGCCATTGTATGTACGCCTTCTGTATGTGGCGACCCAAACAGCGCGGTCAGTAAAGACCTACTAAAACCAGGACAGCGTTTTGTTCTACAAACTAATGCAGACACAAACGGAAATGTTGCTGGTATCGGTGCTGGACAACGAGCCAATACTGAAGTCAAAGTGGATATACCAACGAACGAATGGACAATTACTACTAAGAACGAAGTGAAAGTTACACTTCCCGAACCAGTAGCAGAGCCTAAGATAGAAGTGACTGCTCAAACCACAGTCATTGAAAGAATTAACCCTATTGCGCCCGTAGCGACACCGTTAGAACAAAAGGCTGTTGTAACCGCGGAAACAGTTGTAACCCCGCCAGCGCCTAAGCCTACGGCGATTCCAGTAGAGCCTACGCCCGAAGAAGAAGAAGTCATTGACTATTGGGCAGAATGGCAAAAAGAATGGGCTTTGTATTTAGAAACGATTTGGGCATGGTTCGCAGGGTGGTGGGTTCAATGGTAGATGATGTTGGATATTTATTGACCGACAAAGGTTGGGAAGTTTATTGGCGAAACAAAATCGCGGAAGAAGTTAGGCAAAGTCACATGCCAATTTGTGTGTGTGAGCCTTGTGGAACTATTGCCACAGGTGCTATGGTCGAAAGAATTATCGAAACTATCAAGGGAGAGGCATGAACATAGACTTACACAAAATGCTATCTACGGCGCTTACAGCGCATGATGGACAGCGGGAGCGGTCTAAACAGGTTGATGTGGGTCCAAGTGCCGTAGGCGGTTGTAGGCGGCGAGTTTGGCACATGATTTCGCGCACCCCCGCGACTAATCCAAACACCGAAGTCCTAGCCGCAATTATGGGAACTTTTATTCATCATGGTATTCAAGAAGCCATAGTGCGCGAAGACCCATTTGGCGATAACTTTCTTATTGAACACAAGGTCAGTAACCCAAAGATTACTGGCAATGTGGATTTATTTATCAAAGACATTGGACTAGTTGTGGATTGGAAAACTACAAAGGTCAAGAGCCTTCGGTATTTCCCAAGCGCCGCTCAGTTGTATCAGGTTCACCTATACGGCTGGTTATTAGCCCAGGAGGGTTACACAGTAAATCATGTTTCTCTAGTCGCTATCCCCAGGGATGGAGAAATGGCAGACATTAGAGTTCACTTAGAACCATACTCTGAGGCTATTGCTTTAGAGGGGCTGGCATGGTTAGATGATATTCGAGCGATAGTTGCTAACAACGACCCAGCGCCCGAACCAACCGAGCGGGTTTCGTTTTGCGCAAAGTATTGCGGATACTACGACCCGACTGGAGAAATTGGATGCCCAAGTTCAGCGAAGTAAATTGGAAATCGGGAGCATGTTTTGGCTCAAACACCGATTTGTTTTACGCAGTTGAAGAAGAAAGAAGTATTAAGGCTTACGATTACATCAACGCCGTAAGAAGCATTTGCGCGGCTTGCCCGATTTGGAAGGAATGTCTTTCGTATGCGTTCGCGCATGAAGACTATGGGGTTTGGGGTGGCATGACCAGTATGGAACGCCGCTCCTTATCCCAACCAAAAAAATATCCTGCCCAACTTCGGCGCGCCCGCTTTGATTTGGAGCAATACGGCATAACATTTGACCAGGTATGGGAGGCTTATGAGCATTCGGGTTATGGCGGAAGTATGGCGAACAAACTTACCTACGACAGAGAAGATGATTCTTTTGGTTATCGCTGACCACGCAAGTGATGATGGCACAGAGGCTTGGCCTTCTCAGGCGACTATTGCGAACAAAGCAAGTGTGTCCATTAGGACTGTACAGCGTTGCGTCAATAGCCTTGTGAGGCTGGGGTATGTGCGTATGGAGAAACATGCGGGCGGTTCAGCCACATGTAGGGAAGACCGCAGACCGCACCGATACACAATTAACCTGTATAGATTACGGGGCGACAGCGTGACGGGGCGACAAGGAGAAACAGACGGGGCGACAACAACGCCAGTCACGGGGCGACAACAACGCCCCAAGAACCATCCTGTTGAACCACCCATAACCACCCAGTCATTTGATGTGTTTTGGAAAATCTATCCAAGAAAAGTGGGCAAGATAGTCGCTAAGGCGGCGTTTGAGAAGGCGGTCAAGGGCGCAACACCCGAAGACATTATTGAGGGCGCGAGGCGGTTTGCTAGTGACCCTAATCGGGTAGATGAGTTCACCCCTCACCCTTCAACCTGGCTTAACCAGGGGCGCTGGGGAGATGAGCCGCTACCCGTTAGAACCCTGACCGCTGAGGAAAAAGCGGCAAAGGCTAAGGCAGAAGCCGAAGCAAGACGGGAACTAGAACGGGAGCAACATGAGAAGTGGCAGAGAGAACTTCGCGAGCGCGAAGAAAAAGCAGGGCGACTTGACCCAAGTGTGAAGGCGGAACTCATGGCGAAATTGCGTGGCGTAAATCACTAGAAAGGATTACAATTATTCATAATCATTACGAAAGGAGTGGTTATGTCTAAGGCAGTCAAAATTGACCCGTCACTATTACAGATGGGCGACCAAGTAGTAGTAGCCAACAAAACCTGGACATTACAATCCGTCCTTGGTCCTGACAGAATCGGAACTTATGATTTATTTTTATCTGATAATGAAGGACACCATACTGCGACCATAACTACTGAACCAGTTACAATTATTATGTGATTGAATTTCGCGTAGAAGGACAACCCATCTCCCAGGGTTCTATGAAAGTGATTAATGGTCACATCATTCATAGTCAGGGGTCGGCGCTCGCGGCTTGGCGGTCTTCTATTGCCTTCGCCGCCAGGAAGGCGGGCGCTCGACCCACACGCGAACCAGTAACAATTACAATGCAATTTATTCTTCAGAAACCCAAAACAGTCAAACGAGATTTTCCAAGTGTGCCACCTGATTTAGATAAGTTAATTCGTGCTGTCTTAGATTCATTAACTGCTATTGCTTATTTAGATGACGCGCAAGTGGTTGAGATATACGCAAAAAAGAATTATGGATTAGTTCCTGGTGTAAAAATCCAAATCGCAGAAAAAGAATTAGTGTAAGCAACGCCACAAAAATAGTTACAAAAACTTTGTGAAATATCCTTGACACGCGTAATTTATGCGCGTATGTTTGGACTAACAGCGCAACACAGCGCCCCAAACAGAAGGAAGGCACAAAATGTCCACACACGCCCTAGTCGGAGTAAGGACTTCAATAGATGGTTTCAAGGCAAAGTATGTCCACTTTGATGGATATCCAAGCGCCATGTTGCCAGCACTAAATCGCGTTATTAAAAATTATGTAGCCGCTGGTAAGCAAGACCTAGACCCAGTTGCTTACATTTGCGGTAATCACTGGCGTTCATTTAACTCATCAGAACACATAGCAGATTCACACAGCCATAACCAAACCTGGTATAGCGAAAGCGATGACATTGACCACCAGTATTTGTATCTAATTGACCGCGACACACTCAAAGTTACAGCGTATGTAGCGATGGGCAACGGATGGATGGCAGTAAATCCTGATGATTCAATCCGTCAAAAAGCAGTTCGCTAATGTCAAACATCAACCCAACATTCGCAGATTTTCTAAAAAACTGGATACCACCAGTCATTGAAGAACCAGCACCCAAAGAAATCCGCACCATCAAAGAAGGCGACATTCTTGTAGCCCAATGGGGTTACGAAGCCAATAATGTTAATTACTTCAAGGTTCTAAAGCGCACCGCTAAGTTTGTAGAGGTCGCAGAACTAAATGCTGAGTATGTTCCTGGCGATACAGGAATCTATGACGGACGCTATGTCCAACCAGGCACTACTTGGAAGAACTATTCATTGTGGGCAGACCGCGAATCATGGAACTTTAGCGAGCGCCAAGACGGAGAACCTATCAAGTTCCGCCGTATGGTCAAGCAATACCGAGATGGTGGCGAATACGCATTACTCACAGATTACGCAGACATGCATTTATGGAACGGCAAACCACAAGTTGATTACAACCATCACTAGGAGGCGTGATGCAAACCTTTTTACCATTCCCATCAGCGCAGGAATCAGCATACTGTTTAGACAACAAACGCTTAGGTAAGCAACGCGTTGAGGCTTACCAAGTTATCCAAGCATTAGAAGGTAAATACAAGGGCTGGACACGCCACCCTGCGGTTCTTATGTGGAAAGGACACATACCCGCCTTGGCTCAATACGGCTGGACTATGTGCCAGGAATGGCGCAGACGCGGATTCGAAGACGCGCTCGCCGATAAGTTCCTGGAATACATCAAACCGCTACATCGCATTCCGTGGTGGTTCGGCTATCAACCATTTCATCTTTCTCATCGCAGTAATTTGCTCCGCAAAGACCCAGTTTATTACGGGCAATACTTCCGCCACTACATGCCACCAACAGACCTTCCTTATCTTTGGCCTCGCGATGGTGGATTCTTTACTGTCGGAGCAACCAAAGAAGTGTTCGTAGGTAGCGAACCTGAATGGTGACGGACTTCACAAAAATAGTGACAAAAACTTTGGTAAATACTCTTGACACCGCATACCAACGGGCGTATGGTACGGAGTAACAGGGCAGACAGCCCCCCAACGAAAGGCAAGCAAGTGAAGGCAGTTAAACTAACCAAAGGCAACCTAACCAAAATCCTCAGCAATGCAGGATTAAGCAAGTCAGTTGTAACCCGTGGTCGCGTCATTAGCGGCATGACTGAGGGTTTTCAATATGTAGAGTTTTACGGACAGCAAGATAACGATGTAGTAATTCTTGAATACACCAAAGCAAGCAGTAGTTATTTAGGTTGGGATAAGTTTCAACCACGCCATACAGAGCGTATGGGTCGTATGCTCACAGCCCTTAGCGAGGCTGGTTTTAATGTAACACTTTCGCCAAGTGGCGACTACTTGTATGTAAAGCAGGTAGCATAATGTTACGCACTAAAGATTATGATGTTGCCGTCACAACACTTGTATCAGACCCACTCGTTATCTTAATGGCGCACGAAATTGCGCCAGTATTTAACCCCAAGCATTTATGGGATTACTCATTTATATCAGGCGCATTACGCACTTACCTAGTTCGCGATGGTAAAAACCAAGACGCGGCTAAACATCACATTGGCGCAGTCGCAGAGGCAATTCGCAAGATTAACGGGTGGGTGTAATGAATCCACTCACAGACTGTCCTATGTGCGGAAACCCCGCTAAACGCCTAGTCGGGCGCTGGTATCAGTACGACAACGGCGAGCAAGAACTGACTTTTGTATGTACGGCATGCGCAGACCGCCATGCTGAATCCACTAAGAGAAGGAGAGCAAATGCCTAAGATGGTCGTGACCATGGAGTTTGACTTTGACGAAACGCCGTATATTTTTCGCAAAGACTTGAACGCCAGTCAAAGCAAGAAGAATGTTCTTATCAAGGACGCTGTTACCAGTCGCGTAGAAATCGCGATGAAGGGTCAGGGCTATAAGCCCAACATCCTCAATGTTAGGAAACGCCAGTCATGAAGTGTTGGGTATGTAGCACTAAGGGCGGGTTCGCTAACAAGTTAGAAATCCACCTTGACGATACGGGTGACGGAATCATAATCTGCGAGTGGTGCGCCGCTGGTATGCGCATGAATGCGGTGGTGGCTTGTGGCGACTAGGCTGACTCGCAGAGGCAAGATAGTTGTAGGGATTCTAATTGCGCTCGCCGTATGGTGGGCTTTTGACGCTACTACGCCTGACGAATGCAAGGTTCCCGTTGAACAAATGTCGCAATTCTGTCTAGATGTGATGTTCCCATGAGCGAATACGAGGGCTGGAAGAATTACGCCACTTGGAATGTAGCCTTGTGGATTAACAACGAGTATCCGCTTTATCAAGGCGCGGTAGATTTTATGGCAGATTACAAAGGGCGCTCGCCCTACAAAGACTTTATCCAGGACTGTGGCTTAGATGGACAGCGCACCCCTGACCGCGTAGCGTGGGCGGGGAAAGACTTGGATTACAAGTCACTCAACGAAATGATGTGGGAGTTCAAACCTAACGATTGGAAGAGCAAATGATAGACCCGTCAATACAAGCATGGCTCGGAACTATGGGCAGTACCATGACCGCTATCGCTGAACATGGTGACGCAAAAGACATGTACGAAATTATGATTATTCTCGCTAGTCAAGCAGATAGATTAGTGACCCCAGCCCGCCTAGCAAGTGAGCGATTCAGTATTGAAAATGAAGGTATCCTTAACTAGTCCGAGAAACAACCGAAAGGGGAAATAATGGACGACAGAGATATAACAAGGTGCGCTAAATGTGGCGCTTGGACTCACTTCGCTCCTGTATGCGGGGTCTGTATGAAAGGAACGAAAGGCTAAAGTCTGAGCCTTCGTAAGCAAGTCCTCTTAGTAGCCACTTTTGTGGTTGGACTTCTTTTCCTATTCCCCACCCCATCATACGAGGCTCAACCTGTTCAGGTCATAATCCCAAAGGTTAAGCATGTTGATTTACACCCCCGCGACTACGCTTATGTATTAGTGGCGAAAATGTGGGGCGAGCGGGCGCAATACGCCTGTTTGACTAAATTATGGGGTAAAGAGTCCGCCTGGAATCCAAGAGCCGCAAATCCCAAATCTACGGCGTTTGGCATACCCCAGTTCCTTGACTCAACCTGGCGAAATTACGGATACCCCGTACGCCCTAAGAACCCAATGATTCAGATAGAAGCAGGACTAAAATACATTACAGCGCGGTACGACACTCCTTGCCGTGCCTGGAAATTTTGGGAAAGGAATAAGTGGTATTAAATGCCTATTCTGCCTGTACATATCGAACGCGTCCTTCCTCACCTAGACGATGAAGATGTTTATGAGATAGAGGAAGAAGAAGACGATTAAAAAATCCATTGTGGATAAAGTTGTAGAACGGGCGGGCGGCTACTGCGAAGTATGCGGGAAGGTAGCCCAGCCCTCTATGGCACTACATCACAGAAAGTTAAAGTCCAGGGGCGGCAAAGACTCCGTATCAAACCTTATTTGGGTTCATCACTCATGCCACAACCTCGGAACCCATAGCATTCATAACAACCCCGAATACGCTACGACTAAGGGCTGGATGGTTGGCTCATGGCAAGAACCGCATGAAGTTCCCATGACACGCCCTGGCGGTGACATTGTTTTATTACAAGATGATGGTAATGTAATCCTACTGATGGAAGGTGAATAATGGAAATAACAGTAAAAGGTAATCTCGGTGCTGACCCCGAACTAAAGTTCGTCACGGACAAACACCTACCGCTTATCACATTCCCGCTTGCCCATACTCCACGCACTCGCAGGGGTAATGAATGGGTTGATGGTGAAACTGTGTGGGTCAAGGTAGCCATGTTTGGAGAAAAGGCTGAGTCCTACATGGACTTTTTAGGCAAAGGCGATAATGTTGTCGTCATTGGAACTCTAAAGCCCTCAACTTATACGGGTAAAGACGGCAAAGAGAAAATGGGGCTTGAAGTAAATGCGACTAGCATTTCTAAAACTCCGAGGGCAACACCTAAAAAGAAAGCAGAGGAACCTTTCCCGTGGAATGGATGAGCGCGGAAGACACCGCTAAATATCTAGGCGTTACTTTGAACAACCTACGGCAGATTCAATTCCGTAAGAACCTAGTTTATGGGCGCAAAGAGGGTCGCAAAGTTTATTACGCTGTGGCAGATGTTGAGGCTTATCACGCCAAGAGAAAGGCACGAAAAGAAAATCTGTCGTAATTATGGCTAAAGTATTGCCATGTTACAGATAGACGAAGAGGTAACAGTCGCGGATATTGATGAGGCAATTAAGCACATCAGTTCCATGCTGAAGACCGATGAATACGGAAATCGTATGAATTGGAAGAAGCGCGAAATGTTACAGGCGAGCATTGATGATTTATTAGATGCCCGCTTGAATCTGACGGAATAAGCATGCGGGAAGGCGAGGGAATGCCAGTTATTATTGACCAAGATTTAGAGTGGTTCCGTGATTACATCGGTGCTTGTTTTTGGAAACCATCTAAACAGAAGGCTACCCACGCTTATACAGTCAGAGAATGGCGACCAGCACAGGACAGCGACTTCGTTCATGCCGTAGAACTCATCAGAACATTCGGACACCCTGAGAATTTCTTTAGCAAGATTTACATTTATCTCCATGTTGATGGCTACAAATACTGGACTATGGGTGATTTGATAGACAACACCATAATTATCAACCGCGCTCCGTCAGGCAATTTTTACGGAGAACAGAAAGCGCCGATAGTGGACCGCACAATTCCCGAAACAATTTATGACCGATTAGCGCCTCAATACGATAAGCGTTACTCCGACCCAATGTATCTCTTAGAGAACACAGAACTCTTTGAACGCCTTAGCCCACACTTATTCGGTTCTGTATTAGACATAGGTTGCGGCACAGGGCTACTCCTGGACTACATCAAACTGCCCCGCGGTTATTATGTTGGTATTGACCCAAGCCAGGGCATGATGAACGAGTTTCTGCGCAAGCATTATTACTACAACTTCTTCCAGTCCTCGTTTGAAGATTACGCAATTAAGTGGGGTCACACATTCCCGTTTGATATTGCGATTTCTTTATTCGGAACTCCGTCATACATAGACCACAATTTCTATCCACGCTTGATGGAAGCAGGAACTAAGTATTTCTTCATGTTCTATAACGAAGGCTATCTCCCCAATTACTACACCTCGTTGGAAGATGTGCGCACAGATTATGAAAAAATACGAGCAACTTTCCCCACACTCGGACAATTCGGAAACTACCTAGTCGCAACGAACATGGAGATTTTTGATGAAGGTCTATAAAAACAAGAATGTTTATGACGAGGCATTAGACCGCATTCGCCTCCTTTACGATGAGTTTCCTCTCGTTATGGTATCCCTGTCGGGAGGCAAGGACAGCACAGTAATCCTGGAACTCACAAAGATAGTAGCCCGCGAGCGCAACGCTTTGCCCGTCAAAGTGATGTGGTTAGACCAGGAGTGTGAGTTTGAGGCTACTGTTGAGTATGTAAAAAAAGTTATGTATGACCCTGAAGTAGAACCAATGTGGTTTCAGGTTCCGTTCCGTCTGCTTAATGCGACTAGCGGCAAAGAAACCTGGCTCAATGTTTGGGGCGAGGGAGAACAATGGGTGCGAGAGAAAGACCCTATCTCTATCAAAGAGAATATCTACGGCACAGACCGCTTCGTTGAACTAATGGAGAAAATCGTAGATAAGACTTTTGACCACCCTGTTGCCGTCTTGACGGGTGTGCGCACAGAAGAAAGTCCTGCCCGATTTATGGGTGCGACTGGTGATGTGACCTATAAATGGATTACATGGGGCAACACCATCAACAAGAAAAAGGGCATATACAATTTCCACCCGATATACGACTGGACTTACATAGATGTATGGAAGGCGATTTATGACCACAAGTGGCTATACAACACTCACTATGACGAGTTATTCCGTTACGGAACGCCAGTCCGTAAAATGCGAGTATCAAATTACCATCACGAAACCGCTGTCCACAGCCTGTTCTTGCTCCAAGAAATTGAGCCACAAACCTACGAAAAGGCTACGCAACGCATTTCGGGCATTGATACCGCAGGGAAAATGGGCAAAGACGACTGGTTTGTGTATGAACTGCCCTTTATGTTTAGTTCCTGGACTGAATACCGAGATTATCTCCTTGAACACCTTATCGAAGACCCCAAGGTAAAGACCGACTTCGCTAAGTTCTTTGAGAGTATTGAACGCCGATACTCCCGCTCGGTAGGCGAAGACCTATACAAGACTCAGATAAACTCAATTTTATGTAATGATGTTGAGATGACTAAACTACGGAATTGGGAAACCCGTCAATATACTGACGACCAACTGGCAGAAAAGGAAGCGCATGAGCATAAACTTGCCGAACACTTTAAGGGATAATCTGACCGAGGCTTACAATGCCGCGGAAGACAAATTAGATTTCTTAAACGCGCTCAATACTTTTGTCTATCAGACATTACACCCACGCAACGACCAGCCGATAGCCAATGTCCAATGGGTTCCAGTAGAGAGAGTCCAGGCAAACGACTACAACCCGAATAGCGTGGCAAGCAACGAAATGCGCCTTCTGTATGTATCTATCTCCCATGATGGATACACTCAGCCCGTTGTTACAGTCTATGACCCTGAGATAGACAAGTATGTAATCGTAGATGGCTTTCACCGCTATACAACCATGCGGCGTAACAAAGATTTATACGACAAGAACGAAGGTCGCTTGCCTATCGTAGTCCTGGATAAATCTATGAACGAGCGTATGGCGGCAACTGTTCGTCACAACCGCGCTCGCGGTAAGCACTCCGTAGCGGGTATGGGGCAGATAGTCTTTAACATGCTGAGAAATGGCGCAACAGACGAAGCCATCTGTAATGAGGTTGGACTTGAACCTGAGGAACTAGCCCGACTAAAGTATGTTACAGGTTTCGCTAGACTCTTTGAGAATGCGGAATACGGGAAGTCGTGGGAAACGGACAGGCAATTAGAAATTCGGAAGGCTTACGCCGCTGGCGAGGCTATCCCTAGTCAAAGGAAGTAGGCATGAGTAACCTTGTTGTTCAGAAAGTCGCTATTGATAGGCTTATTCCGTATTGGCGTAATCCGCGCAAGAATGATGTGGCTATCGAGAAAGTCAAAGCGTCTATCCAAGAGTTCGGATACCAAGCGCCCATAATCGTAGATACTTCTTTGACTATCGTGGCTGGACACACCCGCTATCGCGCCCTCAAAGAACTAGGCTACACAGAAGTAGATGTTGTGATTACAGACCTACCAGCCAAGAAGGCTAAAGAGTTCCGAATTATAGATAACCGCACATCTGAGTATGCTCAATGGACGGCTGACCTAACCTTAGAACTCAAAGAGTTCACAAGCCCTGAGTTCTTGGACATATTCTTCCCCGACATAAAGTTAGACCCTGACTTTGCCGCGCTCGCCGAACCAAACAAGCAAGAGAACATTGACGAAATCGCCGCAAAGTTAGAATCCCAATTTGAGAAGGCAAGCGCCGAACGCCAGGGAGAGCCACACATCACTATCCCCTGCCCGAACTGCCTAGAAGAAATTACTTTACTGAAGAAGGATTTAGTAAAGGCTAAGAACTGGGATATCTAAATGACTGCCGAAATCTCTTTCAATGCTTCCTTGATGAAAATGGTTGCCGCCACAACTCGCCAACGAGTCATCATGGAGATAGAGGCTTTTGCCAATGACTATCATCATCATGTAGATGGCAGAGATGTAATTATTGTGGAACAATTACTGGACTTTCTAAAATCAGGGGGTTCAGATGGCGGGTCGTAAGCCAAAATTGAACAAAATGGTCATAAAACGACTAGAAGAAGCCCTACTTGCGGGTAATTACATAGAAACAGCATGCGATTATGCGAACATAAATAGGGCAACCTTCTACAAATGGATGGCGGAAGCAGAGAAACCAGGCGCAAAACCTATTTTAAGAGAATTAAGCGACACAGTAACCCAGGCAAGAGCGCAAGCAGAGATGAGAAATGTGCTTCGGGTTCAGAAAGCCGCTGATGAAACCTGGCAAGCCGCCTCTTGGTGGTTAGAGCGTTCGTTCCCTCAACGCTGGGGCAGACAGTCTAAGGTGGAACTATCAGGAACGAATGGCGCGCCCATCAATGTCCAACTAGACGCAAAGCAGACATTAGTAGAACTCATCAAAGCGAAACAACAACAGGAGTAATTTATGGCGCTTAGTCTGTTTGACGAACTAGCCGCCATGCCCCTAGAGAAGGCTCAGGAAATCATTGAGGCTCTCCCCGAAGAAAAAGCGGAGGAGATGAAGTTTCTGCCTTGGTGGTTTATTGGCAGACCTGAACAACAAGAGCCTGAGGGTAACTGGGGCGTATGGCTCATTCTTTCAGGGCGTGGCTGGGGCAAGACCAGGACAGGCGCAGAGTGGCTTATAGACAAAGTGCTTGCTAACCCCAAGGCTCCTGATGGTGCGCCTACTGAGTGGGCGATTATCGGCGAAACATTCAGCGATACCCGTGTGATGTGTGTGGAGGGTCCAAGCGGTATCTTGCGAGTGTTACAGCGTAAGGGCTTAGTGAACCTTGTTGATTTCACCTATAACCGCTCGTCATGGCAGGTCAATTTCAAGGACGGGCAGAAGATACACATGTTCGGCGCAGATAATCCTGACGCTGGTCGTGGTTTTAACCTGGCGGGCGTATGGGCTGACGAAATCGCAAAATGGAAATACCCGTATGAAACCTGGCACGAAGGTATTGCCCCTGCTCTCCGTATTGGAAAACACCCCAAGGCTGTTGTGACGACAACGCCTAAACCTATCCGTATCTTGCGGGAGTGGGTGGGGCGTGAGGATGGGTCTGTCTATACCACCAGGGGTTCAACATTCGACAATGCCGCAAACCTCTCTGCGGCGGCGCTTACAGAACTTCAGGCACGATACGCAGGAACTCGCACAGGTCGCCAGGAACTCTACGGCGAACTCTTGGAAGATGTTGAGGGCGCACTATGGAACCGCAACATGATAGAGAACAGTCGGGTAGCACCAGATTTCGCACCAAATCTAGTCCGCCTAGTCGTAGCCATTGACCCAGCCGTTACTTCAGGAGAGGAATCTGACGAAACTGGCATTGTGGTAGCGGGCGCTGGAACAGACGGACACTTCTACATACTGAGCGATAAATCTATGCGCGGCACTCCTGACCAATGGGCGCGTAAAGCGGTTGAGGAATACCATGCCTGGAAATGTGACCGCATAATCGCTGAAGCCAATAATGGCGGCGACATGATTACACAACTCATCAGAACTATTGACGGACTTGTGCCAGTCAAAAAGGTAAATGCCTCTCGCGGCAAGAGAGTAAGAGCAGAACCCATTAGTGCTTTATACGAACAGGGCAGGGTTCATCACATAGGCGCATTCCCTGAACTAGAAGACCAAATGGTTACTTGGACACCCGATGTAGCAAAATCTCCTGACCGCATGGACGCACTTGTGTGGGCGCTGACGGAACTAAACGAAGGCTCTATTGCGTCATTATCACTTGGGGCGCTCGCCGTATTCTGTCCTTCTTGTAAGCGTCCGTCACCAAGAAAAACGCTATTATGTCCTCATTGCGGAACTAGCCTGGGAGCATAATGGCAGTTGTATATAACACTACGATAGACCAGGGCGCGGACTGGTATATAGATTTTCTCTATACACAACCCGCCACTATTACTAACATTGTCGGTAATGGCACGACTGTTACATTCACAGCAACAAATGGTTTTACAGCGGGGCAGAAGGTTTCTATCAACGGAGTTATTCCAAGTATCTATAACCTTCAAGATGTTACTATCGCAACTGTAACGGCTTCACAATTTACTGTGACTAATGGCGCAACAGGCACATACATCTCAGGCGGTCTTGCTACAAGCCCTGCGAATATCACAGGCTACTCAGCGGCTTTACAACTTCGTTCTTTACCTAGTGACCCTGTTGCCGCGCTAAGTCTTTCAACAAGTGCTGGCATTACAGTCACAGGCGCACAGGGCAAAGTATCCGTCCATGCGACAGCGGCACAGACCGCGGCAATAGATGACGGCGTTTATTATTATGACTGCGAGATTACTTCTCCCGCAGGTATCGTGACCCGCTTGGTACAAGGTCAAGTGGTTGTATCTCCCGAGGTGACTAGATAATGGCAGAAGAAGCAATAATTGTAGTTCCGAATATCCCGCAAGTAACCATACAAACCCCTGGTCCACAGGGCGTATCGGCAAGCGTCAATGTCTTTTATGTCCATACACAGGCGGTAGCCTCAGCGGTTTGGACTATCAACCACAACCTTAATGGCGAACCAACCGCCGTAGTCTTGGATAGTGCTGGAACACAATGCGAAGGCACTTTTTCTTACCCATCAAAGAATCAAATGGTGATAACCTTTACGAGTGCGTTCGCTGGCACAGCGTATGTGATTTAGGAGATAACTAATGGCGCGTAAGTTTTTAGTAAGCATTGACCTCAACAAGAATGAACTTCAGAATGCGGTAATTCAGAATCTAGGCACAGCGCCATCGTCACCTACCGCTGGTCAGATTTACTACAACACAGGCGACAACGAACTTTACTTCTATAACGGAAGCGCATGGGAATCTACACAGGCTGAGTCTGAAGTTCTCTACGGAACTTTTGCTTCTCGCCCATCCGCTGGAACGGCTGGAAGGCTCTATTACGCAACAGACCAAGCACTACTTTATTTTGATGATGGTGCGTCATGGTCACAGGTTTCTCCATTTGGTTCAGTCACAGCACAAACTTCTTACGGCGCGTCAAGCGGAAATGGCTCTAGCAATTTCTATGCTCGCACCGACCACACTCACGGCACACCACCGCTAACAAGTAACGCCGCAAGCACTCAGGCTATTGGCGATACCGCAACTGTTGGAACTGGAACAGCCCCAGCCCGTGATGACCACAAACACGCTATGCCGTCATTCGGTAGCGTTACCGCACAAACATCTTTCGGTGCTTCAAGTGGTAATGGTTCTTCGGCGAATATTGCTCGCGCTGACCATACACACGGAACACCAACGCACGACAATGCGGCACACTCCACAATTAATCTTTCTGCGCTCGCAGTTCCAACAGCGGATGTATCTTTTGCTACTTACAAAATCACAAACCTTGGTACGCCAACTGTATCCACAGACGCGGCAAACAAGCAGTATGTAGATGATGTAGCGCAGGGTCTAAATATTCACGCCGCTTCATACGCCGCGACTACTGCGAACCTTAACGCAACTTATGACAACGGAACAAGCGGTGTAGGTGCGACACTTACTAATGCTGGCACACAAGCCGCATTTAGCACAGATGGCGTTACTCCACCTATCAACTCTCGTATCCTTGTAAAGAACCAAACAGCAACAGCACAAAATGGTATTTATACACTTACAACTGTTGGTAGCGTTTCAACTAACTGGGTACTGACTCGCGCTACTGACTTTGATACAGCGGCAGAAATGGCTGGCGGAGATTTTACTTTCGTTGATGCTGGCTCAACTTTAGCCAATACTGGCTGGGTAATGGTTGATGAAGTCACAACTGTTGGAACTGACCCTGTTGTATTCCAACAGTTCAGCGGTGCTGGAACTTATACCGCTTCTGATGGTGTCCTTCTAACTGGAAATAACTTTACTGGCGTAGTCGTAGCAAGCGGTGGTTTGACTGTTGGCTCAACAGGCTTCGCTCTTGATACCGCTATCGCTGTCCGCAAGTATGCGGCAAGTATCGGTGACGGAACAAATACCTCATACACAGTAACGCACAGCCTTAACACAAGAGATGTGACTGTTGCGGTTTATGACAATTCCAGCCCATACGCTGAAGTTATCTGCGATGTTCAACATACAAGCACATCCGCAATTACGCTTCTCTTCTCAGTAGCGCCTACAAGCAACCAATATCGCGTAGTCGTTCACGGATAAGATAGGGTAAGCGCGTGAGCCGCCTAGCACTAACACCGACAAATGTTCCAGCGTTAGCAACACCCCCAAGTGTTCCAACGCTGGTCGCTGGCGACTTGTATTACGACACAACAGCGAGTAGTTTGTTTGTTTATACGGGAAGCGCATGGTCGGCGGTAGGCAGTAATACAATTAGTGATGTAGATGGCGGACAGCCTGACGCATTTAATGGTTACAGCGGCGCATATCCTGACACACTAGCCACACAAATAGTCACAGGGGGAACTCCATAATGGCAGTCATTACACAGATTCAATTTAGACGAGGAACTGCCGCACAATGGTCTTCCACAAATCCTGTTCTTTCAGCGGGCGAACTAGGCTACGAAACCGATACAGGCAACTTTAAGATAGGTAATGGTTCAACTGCTTGGAATGCTTTGCTTGTCCTCAACGGCATTACAGCGGACAGCACAGCGACCTTTACAAACAAAACAATTAGCGCAGACAACAACACTATTTCGGGCGTTGCGGCTTCTAGTTTTGTAGTAAGTAATTCATCAGGATACATTGATGGTTCTGCCGCACAAAAAGCAATTCCAACGGGAACTGTTGTAGGCACATCAGATAATCAGGTTCTTACAAATAAAACTATTGCGGGCGCAGATAACACTTTAACTGTACGCCTTGCTAATGATGTTACTGGCACATTGCCACTAGGTAATGGCGGAACTGGCGCAACCACACAAGCAGGAGCGGCGAACGCTATCCTTCCTTCTCAGGGAAGCAACGCAGGAAAGTATCTGACCACAGATGGCTCTAACACATCCTGGGGAACAGTAGCCAGTTATTCAGCACCAACACTTGGTTCAACCACTATCGCCTCAGGCGCAACAGTCACGACTATTGCTGGTTTAACCTTAGATAGTCCAACTCTTTCTAATACAGTAACGGCAAGCGGTATTATCAACATGACGGCGACTGGCGGATTCGGTAATCTAAAGGATTATCAGACACTTAACCTAATGGGTTGCTTGTAAAAAACTAAGGAGAAACACATGGGTCTAATTGACCGTTTCGCTAAACGAGTAGCCAATGAGATAGAGAAGGCTCCCCGACTACCAGCGGGCGCTGTCGCTATGACGGAAGCAGACATGCGCCAAGCAGGACTTGTCGCACAACAAACTTACGGCAATAGCAACCCGCTACCACGCGCACCATTCTCGGCAACTGTTCCCTTCGGACCAGGTATGCCGATTACTCCTGGCGCTATTAACCCTGTCCGTGAAGATGGTCGCCCTGACCCACGCCGTTATGAATATCAAGTAGCGCAGAACATAAATGTAACCGAAACACGCTTTATCCCATTTAAGACCCTGCGAGCGAGCGCAGACCAAATAGATATTCTTCGCCGTTGTATTGAAGTTATTAAGAGCAAAGTCATTTCTCTTGAATTTGATATTGTGCTTGGACAAGACGCTTCTGAAAAGATTATTGCTGACTCAGGCAAAGACCACATCAGAGCGATGGCAGAAGCCCGCAAGAAGTTCACAGAAGACATTGACCGCGTTCGCAGTTTTTGGGAGAACCCTGACCGCTCAAATGGTTTGACCTTCGCTGACTGGATAAACATTGCGCTAGAAGAAATCCTCGTTATTGACGCATGGGCAGTATGGCCTCAGAGGACTGTGGGCGGCGAACTCTACGGACTACAAATCTTAGATGGCGGAACTATTAAGCCACTCCTTGATGACCGCGGTATGCGCCCTATGCCGCCGAATGTTGCGTATCAGCAAATCCTTTACGGCTTCCCACGCTCTGAATTCACAGCAAATGATGATGACCCAAATGCTGATGGTGAGTTCACTTCAGACGACCTTCAATACATGGTTCGCAACCGCCGCACTATTTCTGTGTATGGATTTAGCCCCGTAGAAAGAGCCTTGCCTCTTGCGGATATTTACCTACGCAGACAGCAATGGATTAGAGCCGAATACACAGATGGCGTAGTGCCTGAACTATTCTTTGAGTCAGACATTAACTTTGGCTCAAACGCACAACTCATTCGTGACTACGAAAACATCCTAAATGACGACCTTGCTGGACAGACTAACCAGCGTATGCGCGCTCGCATTCTCCCTGCTGGACTAAAGCCATTCCAGCCTGATGGATACGGCGAAAAGTTTAAGGACACTCTTGATGAGTTCCTAATTGCTTCTATCTGCGGACACTTCGGCGTTCAGCCAACTGAAATCGGCTACAACCCTAAGGGCGGACTAGGCGGCGCAGGGTTTGAGGCAGGAAAAGCGGCTAACGCACAAGCCGTAGGTGTTGAGCCACTTGTCCAATGGATAAACAAAATGCTCACAAATATTTCTTATACCTATCTCGGTATGCCACGCGAACTAGAGTTCAAGTTGCTTACATCTCGCCGTTCTGATGATGAGGCTAACGCCCGTAAGTCACAGATAGAGGTCACAAGCGCGGGCAAGACTATTAATGAGCGCCGCTCTGAACTAGGTCTGCCTCTCCTAGATACCCCACAGGCAGATATGCCGATTATGGTGGCAGGAGCAGAGGTTCTCTTGTTCTCTCCTGATGGAATCATCAACGCTAAAGAAGTTTTGACCGCTTCAACACTTGATGAAGACGGCAACGCCCAAGGTGATGGCTTGAATATCGCAGAGAACGGCACACCCGCGCCCGAAACAGAGAGCGAAGAAGAAGCAGAAGAACTAGAGATAGACGCTGAGGTTCAAGCCGAGGTCAAAGCGTTTATGAAATGGGCGAATAAAGGGAAGCGCAACCGCCAATTTGAGTTCCTCAAACTAGATACAGTCGTGGCAGAAGCCCTTAATCGTTGCGCATACGAGGGCGACCTGGAAACGGCTAGGTCAATAGCAAAAGCCTATCTATCATGAAATGGGGCGCTCATGAAGTTGATGGGCGCTTGGCGGCAAAGAACGCATTAAAAATAAGGGCGGCTTTACGAGGCTCTGCTAACTGGCGGCGTATCTTTGAGGCATACCAACGCACACAGCCCGCAGTAAGCAACAACCCTGCCCAAGACAGAGCGCGAGCAAGAGCCTGGGCTATGTTAAATGTCCAGTTTGATAATGAAGCGCTAGGCGCGGCGCTACGCCGTGTTTGGGCGGATGGATTTGCCCTGGGTATAACCGCGGCAGATGACGCAGTACGGCGAGCGCGAGAACTGAAGAAGGCTGACGATACTGATTATGTGGACTGGAAGAACTGGAAGCCTGGTGACGCGGCGGCGGCATTGTTGCTCAAACCAACCAAAGCATTTCTTAGATTACTAGAGATGTTTGGCATTACTATCCGCGGTATAGACCAAACTGGTTTTGAGCGTTTAGGCACAGCCCTATCTGACTCTATTGCCCTGGGTCTATCTCCTAGCAGAGCCGCCAAACTAATCCAAGACGCGGTTTCTGACCCAGCCCGCGCCTTAACTATCGCCATTACAGAAACAAATCGCGCTATCAGTAGAGCAACAGTAGAGAGATACCAAAACTACGGATTAGAGCAGATGGAATGGGCGACTTCTAGCCCTTGCGATAAGTGCGCACAGAACGAAGGGCAAGTAGTCAATATCGGTTCGTCATTTAACAGCGGGGCTACCCAACCGCCGCAACATCCTAATTGTCGTTGCGCACTCCTGCCCGTCATTCCTGATGATGAACAGATTACAGACGACAACGGGGTAATAAATGTTATTACTAACTTTTAGAAAACTGATAAAGTAAAGGCTCTGACTAGGAGAAATAATGGCTATCTATCACCAAACAATTAACATCAGCACCACTCCTATCCGAATTGCGCAAGCCGAAGATGGTGTCCAAAAGGTGATGGTCTATGTCTTTAATAATGACGCTTCGGCAAATATGTGGGTAGGCGACCCTACAGTATCTAATACTGGTGCGGATTTAGGTTACAAAGTGCCAAAAGATACTGGCACAGTCTTTGAGATTTATGGTGGCGAAGAACTGTATGCTGTAAGCACAACGAATATAGCGGTTTCAATTATGACCACAGGAAACGATAACTAATGGCAGATGGATTTGTTCCACCCCAAGCGGTTCGTAATAATGCGAAGCGCGGTCTTGAACTTCGTGAGAAGCATGGACGCGGGGGAACAGCCGTAGGTGTGGCTCGCGCTCGCGACCTATCTAACGGCAAAGCAATTTCGCTCTCTACTATCAACCGCATGGTTTCTTATTTCGCCCGCCATGAAGTAGATAAGAAAGGCGAAGGCTGGGGCAAAGATAGTGCTGGCTACATAGCATGGTTACTATGGGGCGGTGACGCAGGGAAATCCTGGGCGAATGGTATTGCTCAACGAGAAAAGAAAAAGGACAAATCCACAATGACTAATCTAACGACAGCCTTCTTCGACATTGTTAAGGCAGACCGAAATCCTGACGGCACAATGCTGGTTTATGGCAAGGCGACAGATGACTCATTAGATATTGACCAACAAATCTGTGACCCAGCATGGCTTGATACCGCAATGCCTGACTGGTTTAAGTCAGGAGGGAACATTCGTGAACAGCACAGCAATATTGCGGCGGGTGTTGCGAAGGAGTATGAGAAGAAGGCGGATGGGCATTACATACATGCTCTTGTCGTGGACCCAGTTTCGGTCAAGAAAGTAGATACTGGCGTTCTCAAAGGTTTTAGCATTGGCATTAAAAACCCACGCGTAGTCCGTGACCAAAAGGCGGCGAACGGAAGAATTATTGACGGGCAAATCGTAGAGGTTAGCCTTGTAGATAGACCTGCTAACCCTAACTGCCAGTTAGTTCTTGCGAAGTCTGCCGAAGGTGAGAATGGCTGGTGGAAGGTAGAAGAACTCATTGAGAAGGAAGAAAAGAAGCCTAATTACGAGGCTATCAATGCTGGCGGCGGCGGTTCAGAACCAGCCGATAAAGAACTCTATAACCGCGTTAAGGCAGAAGCCAAAAAGAAGTTTGATGTGTACCCTTCGGCTGTCGCTAACGCTTGGGTAGTCCGCGAATACAAGAAGCGCGGTGGCACATACAAGAAAAAGACCAAGAAGGCGGCGGATACCTTACAATTAGAGGAAGTAACCGAGAGGAAAGCCATGGACTTACTAGCAGAGGACATTATTGACATGTCTAAGTCGTATGCCAATGGCGACCTTGTAAAGTTTGATAAGAAGACTTACGACAATGCCCGACAAGCATTGGCGCAACTCATCGCTATCGAAGCAGAAGAAATGGGCGAAGGGCATAACGAAGAATCCTCGCTCTCTCACCTAATCGCCGCAGTCCACCACCTCTTTGCATGGTATGAGGGAGAGGAAGCAGAAGGAGAAGTAATGGAAGAAAACATTGAACTTGCCGCCCACAAGGATAAAGAAATGACTCCTAAAGACGGCGAAAAAAAACCTGACTTCATGAAGCGTTGTAAGGACGCTGGTATGAATGATGAAGAAGCGACTAAGTGCTGGGATAAATACATGGCGGCTAAGTCACAACACGAAGACGATGAGAAGAAGTCGCACCACAAAGACGATAAGGAAGATGTAGAGAAGTCGTCTAATGTTGAGAAGTGTTTAGAATGCGGATGCGCACAACCTGGTTCTGACCATGGTCTAAAGACTACAAATGATTTCGCTAATGTTGAAAAGCCATCAAATGTTTCCACGGCTGAAATGTATGCGCCAGGAGAAACACCTAAGTCTGCCGAAGCAGACGAAGCCCCAGCGGAAGAAAAGGTTGAGGAAGAAACAACCGAACCCGCTGACGCAGAGGTTTCTGAAGAAACAGATGTTCCTTCAGATGTAGAAGCAATAGTAGAAAAGGCTGTTAAGAGTGCTACCGAGTCCATTAGGACAGAGGTCGCTTCACTTCTATCCGCAAAAGAGGCGGCAGAAACGAAAGCGGCGTCCTTGGAGTCTGAGTTAGCAGTAGCAAAGTCTTTGGCTGTTGCTGGCGGTCCTAAGAGAACCGCGAAGCCAGTAGATAGCAAGATTAGTGACAACCTCACTAAAGCCGCTATGTATAAGGCAAAAGCAAATGCAACCACAGACCCACTATTAGTCAAGGGCTATCGCGCATTAGCAGAGAAATTTGCTACCGCGGCTGAAGCCGAATTGACCAAATAACTCACGAAAGGAAAACAATGGCTCTCCAAACCCCTAAGGCGGCAGAC